ACCATACTTTTCTAAAACAGTCTTTTTCCTTTTCTCCTTGGTCTTGTTACTGCTCTGTGTACACTTAGTACTACAATACGTCTTATATCCCTCTGTCCACTTTTTATTAAAGCTAACTCTGTTTATGCAAGAACTACACAGTACATAAGATGTTTTTTTATTTACAAAACACCAAAGACGTTCTTTAAACGATAATTCTAAATCTATTGTATATTCAACTATTTTATCATATATATCACCATGGTTATTTATGAAATATGATTCCCTTAACCTACTTGGTTTATTATCTATTATCTTTATTATTTTATCCTTCATAATTTATTAATTTGTGAAATGTGAAGATAAATACTCAAATACATCTAAATCATAAGGTATCCTTACTAACTCAAACTCATTATCTATACACCATCTATTTTTTAAACCATCATATTCGACTAGCTTTTTATAATATTCTTCCCCACCGAATATATCAACTGGTTTAAAATGTTGTATTCCATCATACTCTATAAATGTCCTTATACTCTCTATGTAAAAATCAAACCTTAACTTCTTATCTTCTATCTTAACAACATATTCTTTTTCATATTTGATTTCAACTAAGTCTAGAAATTCTATTATTTCCCTCTCGCCCTTTGATTTAGAACACACAGGACAGTTTGTGTTCATATGTAGGATATAATTAGGTTTAGTATCAAATTCTGTATTGCAATCAGTACAGAGGTGTTTATGCCTATGGTGCGATCCTTTATATTCTGTTGATAATAGCTTTATATTATTAGGCAGTATTGACTTGTATTTATCTATAGAGAATATCTTACCAGAACATGACGGACATCCATTTGTAGAACTTAATATAGATTTAGGACTTGTTATAAATTCCATATCACATGTTTTACACTTATGTAAAGTCTTTTCTCTCATACTTATATAATTACCTAAAAGTTCTATATCCTTAGTTCTTAAAGATTCCTCATATTTCATTCTCCTATCAGTACAATTACATTTTATTTTACTGATTTCTTTGGGTTTTTTCTTATATATTCTATTGCATTTAGTACATGAGAATTTAATAGCAGTCTTTGAATCTATATAGTCTGACTCCCTTTTAATATTAGGATAATTATTTAATAGCCTAGTATCAAGTTGTTCGTTTGTTATTTTCTTACCAGATTTTGACCACATAATTTATATATTAAATAGGATTCTTTACTGTGTTATAGCACAATAGTACGCAAAGTTTTTAACAAAAAAAAAGAGGAACAAATTAATTGTTCCTCTTTTCCTATTTATATTCTTATGAATTAGTTTAATAATCCATTCTCGTCTGTAATTCTCAAAGTCATAAATTGCTTTTGTGGGAACCAGCCTACTTCAGCTACTGCGTATCTTGAACGTAATAACATTCTAGGTGCAAAGGTAGCTTCCGAAATAACACTAATTGATTGTGCCATTAAGTAAGGTACAAATATGATACCTGGTTGGTCAGGATTGTTCTTTCTACCTAGAGCAATTCTGTTGTCGTTATACTTCATATATGGATCAACATATATTGATATATCTCCGATAGAACCTACTGGGTAAAGTTGTCCAGCTCCGTTTAGTTTAGATTTTACTGGGTTAAGAGTATAACCTGAAACATCCGATAAAGCTGCTGCTAAACCACCGTTAGTAACTAAATACTGTGCTGGCCCAACACGTCCTTCTGTTGCAATGTAGTTAGATGCATGCATTATCTTTGTGATAAGCTTTCTTTGCACAGCGTGAGTTGTCTCACCACCTACGTTAGCACCTGCATAGTTCGTGTTTAAATCGAACAATGGGTTTCCACCTCTTAATGGTGCAGACTCTCTGTTAAGTTCTCCCATTTCAAATACTTTAGCAACAATTTGCTTAGATATTGTTTGAGAAAGTTCATTAACAAGAATGCTTTCCATTTTTTGAACGATATCCATACCAGTGTTGGCTTTGATATCTTCAATTTCAGTTCTTCTAAGTGCTGATGTTATCTCGATAGTACCAACGGCAATTGTTTTAGAAGAAATTTTCGGCCCAATGATACCTGCGTATCTCTTGTCATCTTGCTCTCTATCCATTGGATAGTTTCCAGAAAAACCATTTTCACTTGTATTCCAGTTTGCAGAAAAACCTGGTAATTGGTCTTCAAGTGCTGAAATAAGTTCAACTTTTGCACCAGATACTGTTACACCAGCAACAGCTACTATTTGAGTAGTCATTGCAGTTGTTGAATCAAAAGTGTTTCTTGTTTGGTCAAATGCCCATGTAGATCCAGCAGTTCCAACAGCACCATGAGATGTGTTAAATTGTCTGTAAGCTCTAAACATTGGGAATCCATCAATACGTGAAAATCCTAAAAATTCTACTTGTCCTGTTTTATCACCTGCTTCTGTTGTAGTAATAACACCATCAGCGATAGCATTGAAAAGCGTTCCGTTTTGTAAACCACCTTGTGATTCTACAATACCAGCAGTAGTTAGTTCAGCCTTAAGTGCAGCTCTAACATCTGCGATATTATCAGCATTAAGTTTAAAAACTTGTGGTCTTTCGTCAGAATCACCTAAATGTGCATCATCATATCTAAAATCTACGTAAAGTAAATCGATTTTTGGTCCAGGAGAAGGCTTTACTGCAACAAGGTCTAAACCTATTGTTTGTGCAGCAATCTTCATAGCTACTGGAAGTAAGTTTTGGCCTACATCTCCAGATCCCTGTGATCCACCGTTTTGTCCAAAAGCATTACCGATTGTTGAACCAGATAATGTTGATGGCTGTGCAGCTACAACACCTCCCATACCTGATACGTTAGATGCGTTTGCATAAGCGTTTTCATTAATTGAGTGGAATTCTGCGTACTCGCTCATCCAGTCAATTCTGTCGCCAGAAACACCCATGTTCTCTAGAACTGGTGTCCACTTCTTCTTGGCTTTTTGATTGTCTATTCTAATGTGTGACATAATTTTTGTTTTATTTTTTTTAAATTTGATATAATCTATATATAAACCCTTTTTTTACCTTTTTTTGAAAGGTGGATTTTTTATAGACTTTTGAACCTTTCTAATATTGCATTAGTTTCATCATCAGATAAATTATCCTCTTGGATTAGTTTATCATGTGAAATTAATTTCTTACTAGTCGCTTCGTTTTTCTTGATATTTCTAGTATCCCAGAAATGCTCAACTTGACTTTCAGTTACCATGTTATCTTCTGGGTAAAGCCTAGCTTGTGAAAGCACTGACTTTTTAGAAGTCCCATCTAACTGCTCCCAGACTGGCTTGATACTATCAGGCATTAGTCTGACAACTCTGTCTTCTAGAGTTTCGTTCTTTGTTGATAAAGATTCGCTTATTAAACTTAGAACGTCTTTCTGTGTGAAATAACTACTTTCGTTTATGTGTAGTTTAACGTTGTCTTGTTCTTCGTTAGTTAAAGCGTAATAACTATCTATTTGTGATTTGTTTAAGAACTTTAAAAAATTCAAATCACTCGTCTCAGAAACTTTTCGTTTTTTAGCCTCTTCGATTAATTTATCAATAGATTCTGATAAGTCTGAATCACTTAATTCTGATTCTTCCATTTCACAATCTTCATCTTCTTTTTCTTCGTGTGCATGAGCAACTTCTGCCATTGTCTTAGCAATACCAGTTTGCTTTCTAGCACCTTCTTCACCATGCATACCTTCTTCATCGTGCATATCTTCTTCATCATGCATATCTTCATCATGCTTACCTTCTTCATCGTGCATACCTTCTTCATCGTGCATACCTTCTTGAACACCAAATCCAACAGACTCTAGTGTTGGGAATTGCTCTCCTTTAGATTCAAATAATTTACCACCATTAAGTTTTTCTACTATCATTCCTTGGTAGTCAACAGACTTGTCAAGGCTTTCAGCGATATACTCTGAATATGCAATGTTGTCATCTAGATTCTCTGCAATGTATTCTGAATAAGCAATATTACCATCAAGGTGTTCTGCTAGGTACTCTGAATAGTTAATAGAGTTATCTACATTTTCAGCAATGTATTCACTATAAGAAATGTTCTTACTTACGTTTTCAGCGATGTATTCTGAATAATTAATGTTCTTATCTAGATTTTCAGCAATGTATTCTGAATAATTAATGTTCTTATCTAGATTTTCAGCAATGTATTCTGAATATCCAATGTTCTTATCTAGATTTTCAGCAACATATTCACTATAAGCAATGTTCTTGTCTAAATTTTCAGCAATGTATTCTGAATAGTTAATGTTCTTATCTAAGTTTTCAGCAACATATTCAGAATAGCTAATAGCTTTTTCTAAATTCTCTGCTAAATAGTCGTTATGCTTAGCTAGTTTACCAGTTGTCTCCTTTAATGATTTATTTTCATTAACCATTACTTGTACTTTCTCTGATAAATAATCTAAGTATCCTATTACTTTTTCGTTAGTAGTATTAAGTTCTTCGTAATACTCTAATAATTGTTCTAGTTTCTTAGGGTTCATACTTCCCTTAGTTACTGCTCCCTTAACTTCCTTTTTAGTTTCGTTAAGCTCTTTAACTAAATACTGTGAGTAATCAGTTAATTGTTTCTTTGTTACAAATTCATTTTTGTTCATGTTGAATAATTCGTTTATTTTTGATTCATCGGACATTTCATATATCCTAAAGTTAGATTTGGCATCGTTGTAGCCTAATGATTCATTAAGTACGGTAACATTCATTTTAGCGGATGCAAATCCAGGATCTGCTACAATGTCGTAAGTGAATAGTTTTTTAAGTGATACAGAACCGTCAGATTCAGTAACACCCGCTGCTCTTGATGATACAAAAACAGGACAACCATCATTTACTAATGATTTTGCTTCTTTTCCCCAATAGGTACTTAAAAGCATAATCTCACCCTCTACTGAGTTCTTTTCTTGTACATAATCTGCCTTTCTAATTATGTGCGAAGCTCTTGATAAAGAAGTATCGAATACATCTGGGTGATCAAACTCACCATAAACAACTCCTAGACTATTCATTCTTTCATTAAGTTCGCCCAAAGCTGGGAGAAACTTATCTGCTGAATAAACTCTATCGTTTCGATTTTTTACCCCGAATTCAGTGAAAGTCCCATTCATAACATATTCACCCTTCTTAGCAGAACCGTTAGATTCTTTAATCAAGGAGTTTGTCGAGTTTTCTACTATTAATACTGGTTTCATTTATTAGATTTTATTTTTTTCCTATATCGTATATATAATGAGTTATTTCTCCTTAAATAAAAAGGTGGATTTTTTATACGATTGTCGGATTTTTTAGTTAATTTTGAGAACTTTCACCGAATTTAATATATATACTAAAATAGTTACCCATATGAAATTCAAGACAACAAGAGGACTTACTATAGAAAAGCTAAAAAGTGAGTTCCCATCATACTATAATAAAATGGTTAACTTCTTAATAGAAGATGATGACATAACACTATCTGAAAAAATATGGTTGTTTCAAAATGAATTAAAACAAAAACCAAAATGTCTGAACTGTAATAGTAAGGTAAGTTTCACTAAATTTTATAAAGGTTACAGAACATATTGTAGTAGAAGTTGTGCTACCAAGTATAGCCATGGATTTAAAGAGGTAAAGGATAAGAGAGTTAAGAAAATGATAGAATGTAACAACAATCCAAAGACTAGGAAGAAAATGACTGAAAGTGCTAACATAACAAAGTCTAATTTTTCTGATACTAAAAAAAGAGAAATAAACAATAAGAGGTCAAAGACAGTAAATGATAAATGGGGTGTTAAAAACATATCAAATGCAGAAAGTATTAAACAGAAAATAAGTACTAGACTACAAGAGGTACTACCTGGTATTAGGCTTGAAAAGACTAAAGATAGAATTACAAGTGCTGGGTTTTCTGTAATAGATATAGACAATGGTAATTTTAAATTATTATGCAGTAAATGTAAAAAAGAGTTTAATATTTCTAGTAAACTATTTAACCAAAGAAATAGATTTGATATTGAGCCTTGTCTAAATTGTAACCCCAATAACAATGATTCTTTTTTTGAAAGCAGTATATGTGATTTTATCAAAGAAAATTATGACGGTGAGGTAAAAGATAAATGTAGAGATTTTAAAAAATATGAAATAGATGTGTATTTACCAGAATTATCAATAGGTTTTGAATGCAACGGTCTTTGGTGGCATTCTGAGAGGTATAAGGAAAATAGTTATCATAAATCTAAAAACGATTTCTTCAAAGAGAAAGGGATACAAATAATACACATTTGGGAAGATGATTGGAAATTTAAAAAAGAAATAATTAAAAGTAGAGTACTTAACATAGTTAGCAAAACTAATGAAAGGATATGGGGCAGAAAATGTGAGATAAGAGAAGTTAATAGTAATGTGTATAGAAAATTTGTAGATAAAAATCATTTACAAGGCCATGCACCAGCCAAATATAAGCTAGGTCTATATTATAATGACAATCTAGTATCTGTTATGTCATTTTCTAAGTTAAGGAGGAATTTAGGTTATAAGACAAATCCAGATAATCATTACGAATTACTAAGGTTTTGTAGTAGTAAAAACACCACTATTGTTGGTGGATCATCTAAATTATTGAAATATTTTATAAGGGAATATAAACCTACTAAAATAATTTCTTATGCTAGTAAAGATTGGTCAGTTGGTAATTTATATAATAAACTAGGATTTATTGAAATAAAAGAAACTGTTCCTAATTATTTTTATTTCCACAAAGATGAAGGTCTTAGAATAAATAGATTTAACTTTAGGAAAGATGTATTAGTTAAAGAAGGATATGACAAAGATAAATCAGAACACCAAATAATGAATGATAGGAAGTATTATAGAGTTTATGACACTGGGTCATTATTGTTTGAAATGAATATATAAGTTATGATAAAAGAAGATATTTCTAATTTAGGAAAGTATAGCAAGGCTAAAATAACTGCCATATGTGATAATTGTCTTAATGAAAAGAAAACAACAATGAAATTATATACATCATATGGATATAAAGCAGGTGTGTACTTATGTAGGAGTTGTAAGATGAAGAAGAATAATCTAGAAAAATATGGAGTTGATAATGTGTTTAAACTAGACAGTGTTAAAGATAAAATAAAAAGTAGCAACCAAGAAAAATACGGTGTTGATAATGTATCACAGTCTGATATTATTAAAGATAAAATAAGAGTTAGTAATTTAGAAAAGTATGGAGTGGAACACCATATGAAGAATAATAATGTTTTACAGAAACAGAAAGATAGCAATTTAAAAAAATATGGTGTAGAGAATATTTCTTCACTAGATAGTGTTAAAGAAAAAAAGATATCTACATGTCTTAAAAATAATGATGTTGAATTTATATTCCTAGACAAAGTCTTTATAGAAAACAGAAGAAACAACAATTTAGAAAAATATGGCGTAGAGAGTGTTCTTAGTTCAAAAGAAATAAGAGACAAAATAAAAAATACTAATTTAAAAAGGTATGGCGTAAGAAATCCCTCTATGAATAAAGACATTTCTAATAAAATAAAAAGCAGTGTATTAAGAACCAAACATAAACAAATATTAGACAGAGGTGATATTTTATCTATTGATAGTGATAATAGAATGTTCGAAGCTTTTTGTAATAGTTGTAATAATAAATTTGATATAAGCTATTTTCTATACTACAAGCGAAGAGAAACTAATACAGAGATATGTACTATATGCAATGAGATAGATAAGCACCAATCTGGGAAAGAAATAAAAGTATTTAATTTTATAAATGATAATTATAGTGGTGTTATAATACAAAACCATAGAATATTAAACAAAGAATTGGATATATATTTACCAGAATTAAATATTGCTTTTGAAGTGAATGGACTATATTGGCATTCTGAAATATTCAAAAGCAAAAATTATCACAAGGATAAGTATGACATGTGCAAAAGTAATAATATACAACTTATACATCTATGGGAAGATAATTTGGACTATAATTTCGAAATTATAAAATCAATGATATTGAACAAGATTAATATGTCAATTTATAAGATATGGGCAAGGAAATGTATTATTAAAGAAGTATGTGATAATAATGTTATCAAGGAGTTTTTAAATAAGAACCATATACAAGGATATGCTTCTTCGTCTGTGAAGGTTGGACTATACCATAATGAAGAGTTGGTTAGCCTTATGACATTCAAAAAAAGTAAAGATAAATATGATTTAAATAGATTTTGTAATAAATTAAATACCAGTGTTGTAGGTGGTGCTTCAAGATTATTAAAGTATTTTAATAGGAATTATTCAAATAAAATATTTACTTTTTCTGATAATTCTTATAGCAATGGCGATTTATATAAGACATTAGGATTTGATATAGAATACAATCTTAAACCAGACTATAAATATGTACAAAACAATATAAGGATTCATAAGTTTAACTTCAGAAACAAAGACACCTCTGGGTTATACAGAATCTATGATGCTGGTAAAGTTAAATATTACATAAGGGGATAAGCCATTTATTTATAAATACATTAAAAAATAAATGAGTTTTTATGATATTAACTAGAGAGGTCTCTATCAAGATAAGTGAGTCTAACTTTCAATACTATGATAACTTAGGATATGATGTAACAATTGGTGAGTACTTATTAATACCAATAGATTTACTATCCAAGGGATCACATAGAGAGATAAAGTGTAAGTGTGATACTTGTGGTGTTGAGAAAGATGTGTTATTTAAAAACTATGTTAAATATGGTAATAAATGGGGTGAATATTTTTGTAGAAAGTGTTCAGAATTTAAAAGAAAGAAAACGCTTAAAAGAAATTTTGGTGTAGATTATCCTATTCAAAATGAAGATTTAAAAAAGAAAATAAAATCATCTAGTTCTTCTAAAGAAAAATCTTAATCAATAACATTATATCCATCTATTCCCCTAACTTTATCTATAGGTGGTACTTCAAATCCAAAACCATCTAAAAAGCTATAAAGCCTATCGTATAGAATAGTGTTTTTGCCTCTTATAACTTCAAATTCTTGAAATTCTTCGATTAGTTCTTCATCTGTAAGAGAATTGTTTCTAATCTCACCCATCATAGGTTGATTTTTAAAATAATTATATAGGTAGAATAATGGATTACCATACATTTTTATATCCCCACCAACTTCTGGAAATCCTTCAAATGATGTTATGTTATTATTACTAATGTCTAAATCCCCCTCTATTCTTTTTGATATATAATCAAACGATTCTATTTTATTGTTACCACAAAACAGACCACCGTTTATAACTTCTGGTAGATATTTAAAACTTTTTATTTCATTACCAGCAAAGTCATAATGATGACCTACTTTACTAGGACCACCTTTAAGTGTTTTTAGATTATTCATAGCACAACTATAATCACCACCAACCTCTGTTGGTCCATTATTTAGGCTAAATATACCTGACTTGTATGCATTAAAAGAAAATTTAACTTTATTTATTTTTATAGGTAGCATATATCCAACTTTATCAAATATAGAGGTTTGGAAGTTATCATTTATATCTATTGAGTAGTCATCATTTATAGTATAGTTTACTATACCGTGTGTTGTAGCAAATTCTTTTATTTGGCTTATCTTTTCTTTATCACTTTTAAAGTCCTCATATAATTTAATATTTCCCACGAAGTATATATTAAGTTAAAACTTTACTTTTTAAAAATATATAATAAGCATGGAAAATAATAAAAAAGAAGGTGTTATAAACTTCTCAGTGAATGGGAATGCATCAATAGAAATTGATAAAACTAAGATATACATACACAAAAGCAAGACTTTAAATGCTTTAAATAAGGATTTAGTGAGTGTAAATGTTTATAAAAATAAATCAAGGCAAGAAGCTGAAGTAATCGAGGTATTAAAGAGAAATAGGAAAACATTTGTAGGTAAGGCAAGAGTAGGGAAAAAGACTATTTTTGTAGTTGCTGATGATAATAAAACACCTGTTGACTTCTATATAAAGGGTGGTTTAACTTGTAAAAATGGACAGAAGGTAATAGTAGAGTTTACTAAATGGAATGATGGTAAATCACCACAAGGGAAGATAATTGAGATATTGGGAGACTCTGGTGAAAATAATGCAGAAATGAACTCAATAATGCATGATTATAATCTACCAGTAGAGTTTCCTAGAGATGTTGAGAAGGAAGCATCCAAAATCCCAAAGGAAATATCAATGAAAGATATTAGCGAAAGGAGAGATATGAGGGGAATTAAGACATTCACTATTGATCCAAAGAGTGCCAAGGATTTTGATGATGCACTTTCAGTTAAGAATATTGAAAGTGGTTTAATAGAAGTAGGTATTCATATAGCAGATGTTGGACATTATGTAAAGGACGGAACTTTACTAAATGATGAGGCTATTAAAAGAGCAACATCGGTATATCTCGTTGATAGAGTTATACCAATGCTACCAGAGGTTTTAAGTAATGACATATGTTCTTTGAAGCCACATGTAGATAGATTAGCATTTTCTGTAATCTTAACTATAAATGAGGATGGTAAGGTATTAAAAGAATGGTTTGGTAAGACAATAATAAATTCAGATAATAGATTTACATATGCAGAAGCACAAAGTATAATAGAGGGAGATAGCCATGTATTAGATTACGAAGTTAGGATATTAGACACAATTGCAAGGAAAATAAGAAAGAAAAGAATTGGAGAAGGTTCAATAGAAATGGGTGGTGTAGAAATACAATTTAAGTTAGCACCAGATAATAAAAAACCAATAGGTGTTTATTATAAGGTACAGAAAGAGGCTAATAAGCTTATAGAGGAATATATGTTACTAGCCAACAAAGCAGTTGCTAAGAAGCTATCAAATGCACAAAGAACAGGTGTTTATAGAGTACACAACACTCCTTCTATTGAGAAACTTAATGCACTAGCAGATATATGTGAAAGTTTTGGCTATAGTGTAGACTTAGAGAAAACTTCTAATGATTTAAAAAAGGAGTTGAATAAATTACTAATAGAGATAAAAGACCAACCAGAAGAAAATATGATACAGACACTAGTAACTAGGTCTATGTCTAAGGCATATTATACTATAAAGAATATTGGACATTATGGGTTAGGATTTTCACACTACTCACATTTTACATCTCCAATAAGAAGATACCCTGATCTTATAACACATAGGCTATTGTTAGGCTTATTAGAGAATAAACCTAAGTCTAATCCTCTATCTATTGAAGAAGATGCAGAGTGGTGTTCACAAAGAGAAATAATAGCATCTAAGGCTCAGAGGGATTCTATAAAATACAAGCAAGTTGAATTTCTAATGGACAAGATTGGACAAATATTCCAAGGTGTCATCACTGGTGTTACTGACTGGGGCATATATGTAGAATTAACAGATAATAAATGTGAGGGTATGATAGCACCAAATGATTTAGGAGATGGTAAGTGGAGAATAGATACTAAGAAATATACAGCCGATAATAAACTAGGTGATAAACTATCACTGGGTGATGAAATTACAATTGTTGTAGATAATGTGGACTTGGATAAGAAACAGATAAACTTTAAAAAGTTTTAATTAGAACAAAAACTAGCACAAAAAAAACATGACTGAATATTCAGTCATGTTTTTATTTTTGTACCAATCCATAATTATTTTAGAACTCAAACTCATCACCACCACCAGTATCTGGACTTGGATCATCTGTGCCACCAATATCTAAATCATCACCACCGTCATCTATTGCAGAGTCGTCTGTGTCACCTGGTCCACCATCCATGGGAGCACCTCCCTCACCTTCGAAACCTTCAACACCATCTGCCGAACCAGCACCTTTATTATTATCTCTAGCCCAGTATCTTTCATTCTCTGCTTTCTCTTCTGGTGTTAATTTAAACACATTGTCCATAATCCATTCTATATGAAAGTATGGCTGTTCTTCATTTCTCATAACCCCTAATAAGCTACTAACAACCTCTGCCTTTTTAGACATATTATTTATCTTCTTCCAGTCCTCAAATGTTTGATTGCTATAGAAGTATATGTCTATTTGGTTTATAAAGTTTTCATCATCAGTAAGTTCTGGGAATTCTATAAGCAGTTGTAACCTCACTGGTTTGACAATCATTTCTTTAAAATTCGCTCTAAGTCTACTAATAAAGTTATGAAATTTTATCTCATCTCTGGTCATATCTGATGCATCGGTAAATAAATTACCACCACCATTTTCAGACTCGAATCTCTGTACAGGTATTTTAGAAGCTCTTTTGAGTGCTCTGTAAAACCAATTTAACATAGTTTCATCATTTAAATCATGACCTTCTTGCTTAACAAGTTCCATATCAGGAGTACCTGCATCACCCTCTGGGAACCATATTTGTTTATTATAATGCAATTGTTTAGAACCATTCATAGATAATGTTCCTAAATCATCATCCCATTCTACATCTTCTGAATAGTCATGTATTAATTGTCCTATTTGTTCTTCTGCTCTTTGTCTAGACATTCCCTTAATAGGAACTGTAAATTTTTGATAAACTTGAGCATTTAATACGTTAAACATTATTCTTGTCTGTTCAAGTATTTTAAGTTGGTTATATGGTTTTATAAGACCCTCCACATAAGAAGTTTCTGAATAATCATTTTGTGTAGAATATGATATATAAACTATCTGTGAATCTAGAAATATTCTTCTTAACTGTGGATCTTCTGGATATTGTATCCATAAGTGTCCAACATTAGGTTCATAAGCAGGTACTAATGTATCTGGTCTTAATCCATTAAATCCAATAATATTCTTTTTTTTATCATCAAAGATTATTTCTGATGCTAAATAGCCATCGATTAAGAAATCTTTCATCATATTCCACGCAGTAATATTGTCAGAAAATCCATACTTGGTATAAACTTTTTTGAAATATTCTAGATATTTATCTTGTATCTCTTGTGAATATTCATTTGAAAGTGATCTTGCTGAACAAAAATCACTTTCATCGTTATATACTATACATTCATCACACACAGAAGATACAAAATCTCTTATATCATCCTTTATAGAATACTCTCTAAGTATTCTTCTTTTATCAGCATATGATTTGTCAAGATACGGAATAGATTTTCTACTTAATACAGATGATACGGCCCTTTGGCTGAAGAAATCATACATTGAATTCCCCTTTGATGAATAAGGATCTTCATTGATTCCTATACCTACTTGGTTTCTTATAATCATATCATTATAATTCATTCCATAATTTGAAAGATTTCTAAGTATTTTACTAAAGATTCCTTTATTCTCTATTGCTGAATTTGCAGTACCAAAATCTGAACTAGTAGTATTATATGTTGCCATTTATGATTTGTATTTACATTATATATTAAGTTACAAACCTCTCATTAATCGCTTGATTAACAAGGGTTAATACTTTTTAATATTTCTTTGTAATCTTTTTATATGTCCTTTAAGGACATCGTATTTTTCAGATATCTCAGAATTAACATCATAAAAATCGCTTAATAATGATAATGTCATCTCTCTATGTCTCTGTTCTCTTTTAGCTAGCTTAGCTTCCCATATTTGCATAAGCTTCATAGGATCATATTTATTTTTTGGATGTTGGTGGTATAAGAATCTTGGAAGTATGTCTAAGCTAACTTTATGAACTACTTTTATTCTAGATACATCATATTCATTAAGAGCATATTCAAATCCCAACCTCCTAAGTTCATCATATATACCTTGTAGGTCTACTTTTAGATAGTTATTATCTTCAAAATCTTTCTCTGTTATGTACTTATCAAATAATAATACCCTAACCTCTAATGGTATAAAATTAAAGTTAACACCAAATGCTATAACCTTCCCAGACATCTTTCTATAATCTGCTAGAAATATTGGCGAGTATTTCATCCAATTAGACTCATCTTGGTAATGTAAAAAATAGAATCCACCATTTGACATTTTAGAAACTGGTATTACATTAAACTCTTTTGTAGTTTTTGTATATTGCTCATAAAAGTATAAGCTGTTGTTCTTGAAATTATCAGAAATACTATTACCATGTAATAATAAATCTAGCTTTGTTCGTTTAAATAGTTCTGCCATAGTATATATATTATTTTAGAAAAAGAACATTTCTTAATATATACAATATGTTAAACTCAAAACCAAATAACAAAAAGTATCACCAAGGTAATTATAGACCTAAGAATAGAGATAAGATAGTTAAAATGAATTCAGAAGGTGGTGTCTATTTCAGAAGTGGTCTAGAACAAAGATTTATGGTTTACTTAGACATGAATGATAATGTTAAGAAATGGGGTGCAGAATGTTTGAAGATAAGCTACCAAAAAATGAATCCAAGTTCTGGTGCTTTAAAACAACATACTTACTACCCAGATTTCTACTATGAACTAAGAGGTAGTGATGGTGTTTTAAAACAAGTAGTTGTTGAAGTTAAGCCTATGAAAGAGTACAGAACTGTACAAATGCTTATGGAGAATAAGCTAAAAGTACCAGAAAATGGCTTAAAGAAGTTGAGGAATTTTGAATACGACCTAAAAATGGCACATACAAACAGAAGCAAGTGGGAGGCAATGATAAAGTGGTGTGATAAAAAAGGTTATAAGTTTATAATAATAACAGAAGAGCATCTAAAGCAGTATGGCGTTTAAATAACTAATATCTCGTTTAGGTTTAGTAAATTATTCATCTCATGTCTCATAAGCTTAACTGTTTCTAAGCCTTTTATTAAATTAGATTTTAACAAAACATCAATAGGCTCACCAATAGCTCTCTCGTAGTATTCTGGGACTTTATTCCTGCCACTATAGATTGATTTTAAATATTTGTCTCTAGATTGTAAATCTGAATGTATGGAACAACCACATGGTCTGTTATTATTCTTTTCACTTTCTTCCCATAGTTGTAAAACAGCTCTTGTCATATATTATTATTTGTGATTATTATATATGAATTAATTTAAATGTTTAACTTTTATATAGCCATTTTTCTTGACCAGTCGAAAATATTCTATAATAACCCCTTTCGTTCATTATTTCTAACTCAGTCTTATCTTTATCAAATCCTTGTTTTACTAGCTTTCTTTTAGAGTAATTATATCTGTGTATTCTTTTCCCATTTATAACCCAAAAATAATTAGGTTTAGATAATGTATCAAAAACAAAACCTAACTTTTTATAGACACCACCACCAAATAATGATATGTCGGCATATGATATTAAATATTCAAACTTAGTATTGTCTACGAAATACTTAAATAGTTTAGAAGCACCACCAATAACACTAGTATTTAATTCATTACAAAACCTAATTAATTCATATTCTTTTTTATTGTTTGTTCTCCTCCATCCGAATGTCATTAAACTAACTAACTCATCATTAAAATATAATCCTAAGTTTATTGAAGAAGATGCATATCCTTGTATATGATTATTGTTTAGAAATAATTTATAATCTTTGGTATTGACCTCTCTTATATCACATTTTCTAGCATATATTCTATTATTTACTTTACCCAATCTATTCCTTATGATTGATTTTATTATTTCTTTCTTGCTATCCCAGTCGTCCTCCCATATATGTAGCAGAGATATCCCCTCTTCATTGCACTTATTTGTTTTACTGATATGATAATCACTACTTTTGAATAGTTCAGAGTGCCAGTATATGCCGTTACACTCAATAGCTATATTATATTCTGGTATGTATATATCAATCTCCTTACCTTTTAGTATTTTTTTATCATTTTTTATATAGCCAATTCCTAGACTCTCTATAAAAGAACCAACTTGTGTTTCGAAGTTAGAATATAATACACCAACTGGGTTGCATTGTGTACATATCATCTTACATGAGTTAAACCTTGCTCTTAATAAACCTTTGTTTATATCAAAGGTATTATTACATTCTTTATGTATTAATGAGAATGTCTCATTTTTATATGAATTAAGTATATACTTATCTGATATTAGTTCTGCATATCTTTTAAATGTTTTTCTCTGTTTAGTATTCTTTGCCTTTAACTTAAAATTTTCATTCTTAGAAGGATGCCCACCCCAGTTTGAAAAATTTGTAGATTTTACCTTCTCTTTATATTCTATAGTTTTTGAATAATTACTAACACCCCATTTCTCTATAGAAGTTTCTTTTATTTTGTCTTTATAGTAGTCTGATTTGGATATCCAATCTACACCATATTTATCATTAAATGATTTTCTTGATTTGGATATAGTCGATTTACTTTGCATAGACCAGTCTACACCTAAGTTCTTTTGATTAGTTTCTTTTATTTTGTTAATAACGTCAATAGACTTAGAAGGATTAGTAACACCATACCTATCTAAAGATGTTTGTACGAACTTATCCTTCCATTCTTTCGTCTTAGAATAGTGGGAAACATTATATTTGTCTAGAAGGCTTTTCTTAAGAGTTTGTTTAACTTCTTCTGATTGCATTGGATTTTTAACACCATACTTTTTAAGAGAAGTCTTTTCAGATTTTATCTTTTTACAAGAGTTGCAATAATATATCCCACTTAGACCATTCGTGTAATTCCAGTAGTCTTTAAAGCCATTAGAGACTTCTTTGTTACAGTTTTGGCATATACATGTAATCTTAGATGAAGTTCCCTTAGACAAGTGTTCTACGCTTATATCTATATATTTACCAACACTAATATCATATCCAAATGATTTGTAATATTTTATATTCCTAGAGTGACCCTTTATCTTTATCTTTTTTTCTTTTA